TTGTGTAGGGTAGCTTCTTATTGATTACCACAAACTCATCGAATACACTCCATATTGTTTTGTCCGCACCAGGCAATGCCTGCATGAAGATTACGGCATTATTGACAGAACCCGGATCCCAACCGCATATTATCGGATATTTAGTGGATGGCAGTATTCCGCTTTTGGCATCTCCCCGCAAGTGTAGTGTTTTATTGAAGTAGGGGCCGAATATCGCATCCCCCGCAGGGCGATCAATCCACTCACCTCTTACCATCCGAGCCTCCTCTACGGGATCGGACTTAACTGCTTCAAGAATCCTATCGTAATAACCCAATGGCAGGTTATCTACATTCTCTTTAATTGGCACATGGTAGGTGGAGTAGTCGTTATTCCAATTTCCATCCTTATCGTAGGGCTCCTCAAAAAATCTTTTATACACCCAATGACTCGGTCCATCCGGGTTGCAGGCGGCAAGATACTGTTGCGGGCCGTGGATTCCTTGTCGTCTACCTAACTGCTGCACGACGGCATTAAAGTAATCTGGGGTATCCAAGTTGGTAAGCTCATCCACGAATACCAGACTCGGCTCAAAACCTTTAATCCGATCTTTAATAAACGCACCGTATGGTACTGATATAAGTACGACCCGAGAGTGTCCCCCGAACCTATTCTCTATATCTATATATAGGTTCTTCTGAGTATCCTGCCTCTCATCAGTGTGACTAAGTCCGATTCCATCCTTCCATTCCGGCAATATCTCAACTTGCAACTTATGCCACACTCCACCAAGCGTAGCCTGAGATCTAACACCAACTATTATTAATGCGAGTGCATTAAAGTTTTCATAGCAGTGACGAACAAGTTTATGGCCACCGAGTGAAAAAGTTTTTCCGGAACCCCGTTCTCCATAAGCGAGTATGTAATTTGAAGGATCATCAAATATACGTTGCTGAGTAGGACTGAGCGAAGGAGACCAAATAGAAACCTCTGCCTCTTGACCTGATTCCTCATCAACTGCCTCCGCAAGTCTATCAGCCAATACATTATGTTTGAGCTTCTTCGTCGACATCCTGCAGTTCCTTTAGAGGTCTAAACCCTGGTTTCTTCTTAACTCCTGACTTTTCCTTTTGATCATATAGTTTAAGCTGAAACTCTAATCCCTTCAACAATCTGTCATGAAACTTACCCTGTTGCTCGCAAGCTTGTATAAGCAATCTTGTTTTTAATGCTTTCTCCTCGGGGTCCATTGTTTCATCCTGAAGCTCATCACGCAGTTGCTCCCCTACTTCAAATAGTGCTATGTTTTGCCTAAGGTTAAGTTTTTGAGTTATCCTCAAGCCCTCAGCCATAAAGTTCCCGATCGAGTCATCAAACTCCTTAAATACCTCTAGTTTTGATACATTGTCGGGATTTGCCAGCATTGACTTAATGTCTTTCTCAAAGGCCTCCCTTCCGTTTTTATTCAATGCATCTAGCATCTTTTTGTTTTTAACCTCAGGGGACTCTTCCCTTACCATCACTTCCGTTTGATCAGGAAGTGGATCGGCTGTCCCATTATTTATCCAAATAGGTCTAAGCTTTGGATCGGTAGATACCCTCTTCCTTATGTAATCATTGCGTACACCAAAGTGTTCCGCAACTAAGCCATAATCACCCTTAAAGTCGACCATAGCTTGCCCTAGTAATTCCGTGCTAATCTTATGACTTTTTGGCATTCTCTAAGATTTTAATGATTGGTAAAAATGTAGTATCCCAATGACCCGACTGCTTTAAGTAACTAAACTTAGCCGAGCTTCTTGTGTATGCCCTTGCTCGATTGCGGTCATAGCAGTTCAGTGGGTCAAAGTTACAACCTTCGCAAAACGCTCTTATCTTTCCAATGAGCATATTGTCCCAATTTGTCATGCGACTAATTTTTGCTACCTCTGCAACAGGTAGCTCCGCACCAACAGCTATCTCTTGGTCGGACATCGCCCGCACATGCTTGGGCGAAAATTGCTTTCTCGCAAGTAGTCTTACTAAAGCAGGAGGATAGTCTTCAAGTATCTCCCAGGGTGTCTTTTTTCCACTTTTGGATATTTTCATATACTGGTTTCAGGTCTCCCCACCCTTTATCGGTGGTTCCGATGATAACATGCTTTGTGTCATCATCGCAGCGTTTACCGACCAGAATCCAGTCATCACAATATTCGCCTACTGTAGATTTAATTCTATCAAATAGGTCAAAAGCCTCCACTTTTGATTTAGGTATATTTTGTTTTTGCCAATCCGTCATGGATTTTAAAATTCACACATCCAGGGAATATTGCAACACGAAAATTCGTGTATCTTAATCTATGGTTTTTAAAACCGTAGTTTTTCTAATCAGTTCCAACCAGTTCCAACCAGTTCCAATTTCGTTGTCACAATTGTCACATGTTGAGGGATCTATGTGGAGCTATGTGGAGCAATACGTGGAGCGATTGGGAGCGATCTTAGGAGCGATTGGGAGCGATCGAGAAATATGCTTTTGCTATCTTCTTATCTACCCTGTTGTTCTTGTAGTTTTTAAGGAATGTCTCGGATGACATGTGTCCCATGATGTCCAGGGATGTCTCAAAACCTAAGTGCCAATACGCATAACTAGCGAAGGAGTGCCTTGCTCCGTTTGCAGGATAATCAAAACCTTTAACACCTCCCCCGCCTTTTCTCCCATTATTTTCCCAACCGTATGCTCTTTTAGCTGCTCGTCTTCTTGCTTGGTTAAAGCCCGAGTATGATGACATAACTAATCCAGTAGTTCTTTTGGGTAGCCATTTCCATAGATTTGGAGGAGGTACTATCCATCGCTCATATCCTGTTTTAGTGATTTCTGCTTTTAGTCCGATTCTTTCCCCGTACTGAATATCTGAATACTGTAGTAGGCTTAACTCGCCTTCCGGGCGGATCCCCGTGAATAGAGCAATTGCCATGGCAGGCTTATACTTATCGGGCATTGCCTCCAATAGAGATTTTGCTTCTTCCACTTGTAAAATACCGGGTAATTTAAAAAAGACCTTTTTTTGGACCAATTTTAGGCTCTCATTGTTCTTGATGTACCAATCATTCTCATTTGCACCATATCCTTTTTTCCCACACCATGCCATGAATGTGCGGACGGATGCCGAGTAACCCTGCTTGGTTTTAAACGACCAATTAGAAGAGTTCACATATTCGTGGTAATCCTTTTCTTTTACTTCACTTACGAACCTATCTTCACCGAACCATCTTAAGAACTTATTAACTCTTTCCTCTGTAGTTAGGTAACCCTTCTGCTTCTTCTTGAATTTATTATAGTTTTCCTCGTCGTAGGCTTTTAAGTATTCATCCCGTGCTATTCGCAATATGGTCTTATCTCCCGTTGGTTCCTTTTCGGATAATTGACCCAACCAATCGACCACATCAAAAGAGTTAGCTTCTTTCCATGAATCGAAAAATTTTCTTCTTCTTTTACCTTGGTGTAGAATATTTACTACCCATTTTATCTTTCCCCGAACTTCGTGCTGTTTGATACTTACCTTCATGTGTTGACAAATCTGTTGACAAAAAAAATGTTATTTAGTGTGAACGATTGGTAAATAATGAATAATTTTATGTCTACCAAAAAAAAGAGCCTCATTGCTGAGACCCTTTATTTAAGCGAGATTGACGCTATTTATGAATGGCACACCCGGAGGGAGTCGAACCCCCAACCTCCTGGTCCGTAGTCGGGTGATGTTCCTCTTTATTGCTTAGATCTAGAGCCTTGTTGCCTATCTGTTGCCCGATTGTGCTTCACTATCGCATGGTTAACCCAGTCCTGCATTCCATCATCCCAATGCAGTCCGTGGAACTCTTTAAGATGAACCCATGCTCGGTGCCTCTGGTGGGAGCGCCACTTACGGGCTTGGTCATTCATTTCATTATATTCGTCATTACCAGTTAATAGTAACTGCTCAATACTTGCTTCATGACTGCACAGCCAATTAGCAAGGAATAGCACAGTGGTAACTGCCATAACTGCTAATGCTGTAGCTGTGTATGCTAAGCGCCTTATTGTCCTAGTCATGCCAACTACCTTTTGAGTTAAATCATGGACATCGCTTATTCTTTTTCCATCTACTAATATTTCGCCAATCTCACCCTCAATCTCGGTAGACCATTTTTTGGAGTCGTGGTGTATGGTTAGATTTTGGGTGGGAATATTCATTTATTATTTCCTTTCTATATCTGCAGCAAATTTATCAATCTGCAGAGCTTTAGTTTGTTTGTAGTTTTCATCGTAAACTTGATTGAGATACTCAGTGATCGCATCACAAACAAATGATGAAGTTGTTTTTTTAGTTATGCTTAATAGCTCATTCATCCGACTCGCTACTGGGGTCGGAATCCTAGTGTTAATCGCATATAGGGACTCATTATTTTTCATATTTTAGCCTTTCACGCAGGGCAAGAATTGTTGTGAAATGATATTTTATGTAAGAAAGTGAAGTAATTGTCAAGAAAAGATAATAAAAAATATTTCTTTGTCATATTTTCTTTTTTTTCTTTAATTTCTTTTTATTCGTGTTAAAAGGATTGGATATGAATAAAACGAAAAGTCATCTTATGAAAGGAGCTGAAGTAATTAAGTTCCTTGGTTTAGGAGTAACTGCGGGATATCGTTACCTTAAACACCTAGAGGAGAATTCAATTTTGATACCTGTGAGACTGGCAGGAATCAATACTCCAAGGTGGGTAAGGTCGGAAGTTAAGGAATTAGCTGAAAACAGAAAGCCCATTGACTGCCCTAAATTTGTAGTAAATCAATAAAAATGGAGGATTGTATGGAAATTCCAAATCTAGGTGGATTCGCTGACCCACAAAATGTCAGCCAAAAGGGAACGGGGAGCTTTAAGGCTTCCTATATTAACTGGGCGAGAACGCTTCACGATATTCGTGAAAACGCAAAAGGTTGGATGCCTGAAATGATTGAAAATGTTCACGGAGAACAAGTTCACCCTGCCCCCGATGGGTCGGGTTACCTTATGATTCGTTTTCGACATGTGGATGGAACGACGA